GTGGACTTAAAACAAGACCCTGTAAATTTAAGCAGCGCATTAACCGTTTATGGTTATGCCGGGCACTTTGATGACCCTACAAATCCGACGATAGATATTAACTTCGGGGCAGCGGAAGAGATTTATTGCGAACCCAATACATACCCGGGTAATAATCTTTTCAACACTTATTGGAGTCCGTTTATTGGAGAGATAGCGGACAAAGATAGTAAGATACTTACTTGCCATGTTTATTTAACGGAGTTGGATATTGCAAAACTTGATTTCAGCAAACCTGTATTTATTGATGGGGTGTTGTGGCGTATAAATAAAATCATAGATTATGATGCGTCGAGTGGCGAATTAACAAAAGTTGAATTATTAAAAGTTATAAATAATGGCTAAGCAGGAAGTTGGTTTAAAGATTGATGTTGATGTTTCTTCGGTAGGTAATATGAAGCAGCAGTTGAGGGCTGCAACGAATGAGCTGGTAGCGATGAATGAGAAGTTCGGCAGCAGCTCAAAGGAAGCTATTGCAGCGGCTCAAAGGGTGGCGGGTTTAAAAGATGCTATCGGTGACGCTAAGGCGCTTGCAGATACATTCAACCCCGATAAAAAGTTTGTGGCGTTGGGCGGCGCGGTGCAGGGTGCTGTTTCAGGGTTTTCAGCTTTGCAAGGTGCGATGGGGTTATTCGGTAGTGAAAGTAAGGACGTTGAGAAATTAATGCTGAAAGTACAATCCGCAATGGCATTGCAGCAAGGGATTAGTGGAATTGCTGGAGCGATGGATTCAATGAAGCTTTTGGGTGGCACTATTAAAACTCAGGTAGTAACAGCTTTTAGTACTTTACGGGGTGCTATTATTGCGACAGGATTGGGTGCGCTTGCTGTTGCTGTAGGATTAGTGATTGCAAATTTTGATAAGTTCAAAGCAGCGGTTTTTAATTTAATACCCGGATTGAAAGGCATTACGGATTTTGTTGGCGGATTAGTAACTAAGTTCACTGATTTTGTAGGCATAACAAGTCAAGCGGAAAGGAATTTAGAAAAACTTACAAAGACAAATAATAGGGCAAACCAAACTATTGATGACCAAATAAAACTTTTGGAGGCACAGGGTGGCAAAGAGGAGCAAGTTTATAAACTAAAAAAGCAAAGGGGAGAAAATGAATTAAATACGCTTCGTGAAAATCTAAAGGTAAAAGGTAAGCTTAGCGAAGATGAATTAAAACAATTCAGAGATTTAAAAAATGGGCAGCAGCTTTTGGATATAGAAGAGGGTAATCGTAAAAAGAAACTTTCAGAAGATGAAGCGAAAAGAATAGAATCAGAAAACGAAAAGAAAAAACAAAATCAATCTAAAATAGATGCTGAAAATGAAAAAATAAGACAAGAAAATGAAGCTAAAAAAATAGCGGCTGAAAATGTTTTAAGGGAAATAGAATTAAAGGGATTGGCTGAAAGGCAAAGGCAAGAAGCCACTTTGTTAGATGAATTTAAAAAAAATAAAGCTACATTAATTGCCGCAGGAATTACAAATTTTTTAAGTTTAGAAACGCAATACCAAAGGGATTTAACTGCTATTCGTGTAAAATTTGAAACAGAGGAAGCCGATAGAGTAAAGAAATTACAAGAAGAAAAATTAGCAAAAGATAAGGCAATACAAGAAGCGGATATAAATAATAAACTTGCACAATTTGCACGGATAAGAAAAGAAACGCAGGACAATATAAACGCTGAAAAACAGCGTGAAATAGATTTACAAAATTTCAAAATTGATACGGCTCAAAATACTTTGAGTTTTTTATCCAATCTTGTTACTTCATTTGGTGGGGAGAGCGAAAAGGCTGGTCGTAGAGCTTTTGAACAGCAAAAGGCAATAAGTATCGCAATGGCTGTAATTGATACTTATAAATCTGCGAATGCTATTTTTGCGGCGGCGGCTGCCAACCCTAAGACTATATTATTTCCGGCACAGCCTTTTATTGCGGCGGGGCTTGCTATTGCGGCGGGTATCGCCAATGTTGCTAAAATATCACAACAGCAATACCAATCTAAAAATGTTCCATCTCCTAACAAGCCCGGGGTCGGCAACCTAAACGCTCCCCTCGCTCCTCAACTTACCCCACAGGTTACAGCTACGGCGGTTAATACGGCGGCGGTTAATCAGATGGGCAATCAGGCGACCAGGGCTTATGTATTGAATAGCGACATTCAGAACAATGACCAGCGAAATGCGTATATAGATAGGAACGCATCTATTGGATAAAAAATAAAATTATGGAAAAAGAATTACCAGTTTATAAGTTAGATATTTCGGAGAACGTGGATAGCGTTCAGGAAGTCGATGCTGTTGCATTAGTGGACGTGCCCGCCATAGGGGTCGGGTTCTATGCGTTCAAAGAACAGGAATTTGAAAGCTATTCTGATTACCCAAAGGCTGCAAGCGATAACGCTAAGATTGCTTTGCGGTGGGCTGAAGAAAATGGGTGGGGCGATTGCGGTACGGCGGTCGGTAAGCAAAGAGCAAACCAATTAGCAAAAGGCGAAGCCATAAGCAGGGACACGATTGCACGAATGGCTGCATTTGAGAGGCATAGGCAAAATTCAGATAAGGAGTTGGGCGACGGTTGCGGGCGGCTTATGTGGTTAGCGTGGGGCGGTGATGCCGGGATAAAATGGGCACAAAGGAAACTGGAGCAAATAGATAGGGAAAAGATGCAAGCCTTCGCCGTTATCAATGAAGAGGAGCGTATTGTAGTTGGTCCCGCAATGATACCCGATAAAAGGATTTTTAGACGTGACGAAGATGGCACGGAATACGAGGTGTTTTTCACAAAGGGAACTATCCGCATCATTGCTGAAAAGTTTTTTAAAAAGGGATTTCAGAATAACGGAAATGAAATGCACGATCCTAAAAAGCCCGTGGATATGGTTTTCTTTCAATCGTGGATAGCAGATGAAAGCAAAGGCATTCCGAAAATGAAACAATTCGAAGACCTCCCGGATGGGACGTGGTTTTTAGGTGCGAAGGTTAATTCAGATGATGCGTGGGCAAAGGTGAAAGACGGCACGTTCAAAGGATTTAGCGTGGAGGGTATGTTCGATATGCTTCCCGTTAAAATGTCGATGAAAATGTCAGAGGAAGCGGCGGCAAAATTAGTAATCGAAGAATTAAAAAATTTACTGCAAAATATTTAATCACAATTAAACCAAACAAATGAAAATTTTAGTATTAACGCAATCCTTCAGCGGTTGCGGTTACCATCGTTTGATGCTTCCGGTATCAATGATGAAAAAGGAAAAGGCACGAATTACCGATACCATACCGGAAGAGTTTGATTACGACATTGTAAACATAAACAGGATTTGGGCAAAGGATGATATTTTTGAGCTCCGCAAAAAGCACGGTTTTAAATTGGTAGTTGATGTTGATGACTTTTGGATTTTGGATAATTACCATTTGGATTTTGATACTTATAACAAGCATAATGTTGATGTAAAAATAGTAAGGCATTTAAAGGAAGCGGATTTAGTTACCTGTACTCATGAGCGGTTAGCGGAAAAGGTTTATTACCATAACAAAAACGTGGAAATTTTACCGAATGCTATTCCGTACGGTGAAAACCAATTTACCAATGAGCGCAACCCATCGGAGGCGGTTAGGCTATTTTGGGCGGGCGGCATATCGCATGAAAACGATTTGAAGATACTAAAGCCTGTAATGAAAAAGGTTTTGAATAGTGATTTAAAGGATAAAATCAAAATGGTTTTGGGCGGCTATTCAGATAGCAATCCAACAGAGGAATATTATTGGAAAAGGATGGCGGCGCACTTTACGGCGGATGCTTTGCTGCCAAACATGGCGTATCGGGGGCTTCCGGTGTTCGAATACTACCAAATGTATTTAGAAAGCGATATTAAGTTAATCCCACTCCGCAAAACGCAGTTTAATGGCTACAAAAGTAATTTGAAGATACTTGAAGCGGCGGGCAAAGGCATCCCGGTCATTGTTTCAAAGGTCAATCCTTATTTGGGATTTCCCGAAGATATTGTCTATTATGAAAACTGGAATGAGAATATCCGTACCCTTGTTGAAGACGAAGATTTGAGGAAAGAAAAAGGCAAAATGCTTTTTGAATATTGCGCTAAAAATTATAACTTTGAGGCAATCAATCAAAAAAGGTTTGATTTGTTCAATCGCCTAATAAATTGAGTTTGTTTGTTGCAATACCGACCTCCGTTTTTACGGGGGTTTTTTTATGCTTTTTCATTGGGAAAAGTCCTATTTTTTACGGTATCGGTATATATTGGATATGAATCCGATCGAATTATTACAAAAAGTTAAAGCGCTGGTATTTGAAGAGCAAATGCCTGCTGCCCCTGCGGTTGAGCCTGCTCCCGAAAAGAAAGAATTTAGCGGATATATGCTGAAAGATGGAACGGAAGTTTACATCGACAAATTAGAGGTTGGAGGTGTGGTTTCTGTTGAAAAGGAAACTACTGCACCCGCTCCCGCTGGTGAGCATGAGCTTGCAGACGGTACGATAATCGTACTCGGTGAGGGTGGTGTAATTAGCGAAATCAAACCCGCTGCCGCTCCCGAAGCCGAAGCACCTGCCGAAGCTGAGGATATGGGCAAAAAGTACGATGAAAAATTTGCCGCTTACGATGCTAAATTTTCAGCATTAGAAACTGAAAACGTGAATTTAAAAGCTGCTTTCGCTAAATCCGAAGAAGCTATTAAAGGGCTGTTTGAGTTAGTTGAGAAGCTTGTAAAAGAGCCTACAACTGAACCCAGCGAGCCTGTAAAAAGCGGTTTCAAATTTGGTAAGCAGATTGAAAACAAAGAAGAAAAATTAAATAGTATTATTAACCTTTTTAAACAATAAGTAAAAATGGCATACAATGTAACGGGCTTAGCCGCATATACTAAGCAAAACGTAGACTTGCTGGTTAAGAACTCAGTTTTCGAAGCCAGAACACAGCAAGAAATCCTGAAAATGGGTAATGTTCGCGTAGGTGTTAAATCTTCTGAAGCAATCGGTCGTATGGATACCGATGTGTTTTTTCAGGATGATAGCGCTTGCGGATTTAATGCTTCTGGAACTACTACCTTTACTCAACGTACTTTGACCGTTGGTAAAGTGAAAGTAAATGAAATCCTTTGCGATAAGGACTTAGAACCCTACTACCTCCAAGAATCTTTAAAGGCGGGGGGAGAATACACTACTGCTGCTTTCGCTGCTGACTACTCAGACCAAAAAGCAAAGAAAATTGCAGAAGCTCTTGAGGTTGCTTTGTGGACTGCTAACGCAACAGGAAGCGCAGGCACTAACGGACTTTTGAATAAGTTTGATGGTATCAAAACCTTAATCACTGCCGCTGGTGGTTCAGTTGCAAATGCAAATACAACCGGATTCTACGGTACTCCTGCAACTACTATCAATAGTGCTGCAATCGCAAAGAACGCTGTCTTAGCGGTTATTAAAGCGTTACCCGCTAAAGTACAAGGTAAAGATGATGTTCGCATCTTCTGCGGATGGACTACATTCTCATATTTGATTCAGGCATATGTAGACCAAAATTTGTTCCACTATGCTCCTGACGCAAAATGGGATGATAACGCTGCGGTGTTCACCGTACCGGGTACTAACTACAAAGTAATCCCTGTACACGGTTTAGATAGCGCTGATGCTGATGCTTGTATCTACGCTTTCAGAATGAGCAATATCTTCTTAGGTACTGACTTACTTGACGAAGAAAATAAATTCTGGATTCGCTGGAGCGAAGATGATGAAAACATCAAATTCACCGCTCGCATGAAGATTGGTGTTCAGTTCGCCTTTGTTGATGAAATTGTGAAGTTCGAAGCCTAATTTATAAGGGAGGCGTAACAACCTCCCTTTTCACTTATAAAAATTTTTAACAATGCCTTGCGCACTTACATCAGGTTATACATTAGATTGTAAAGACTCTTCGGGCGGTATAGTAGAGGTTTATTTTATCGAGAAAGGTAATGTAACTTCTATTGTTGACGCCAGCGGGGTTGTAACAGGAATTACAAAAGCAGCCGGAAAAAGATTTTGGAAATATGAATTACCAAAAGAAACTGGTTCACTTACTGAAACTTTGACCGGAAACGTACAAAACGGAACGGTATTTTACGCTTCAGAGGTTAAAGTTGTCGTTAATAAATTGGTTGTTGCAGTCCGCAATGAAATCAAATTGTTAGCTCAAAACACTCTTATTGCCGTTGCTAAAGATAACAATGGAAAATATTGGTTAGTTGGAAGGCAAAACGGTATTGACTTGACAACCGGAACTATGGGCACTGGAACTGCATTCGGAGACCGTAGCGGATTCGATTTGACTTTTGCAGGTAGTGAACCCGAACCAATGGTTGAGGTTAATAGCTCTGTTGCAAATGCTTTGCAGACTGCTGGATAGTTTAAGTTTTGTTTGTTTGGTTTAATTGTGTGCCCTGCCCTTATTCTTTTGGGCGGGGTTTTTGTTTATCGGTATTTATAAATAGATATGTTTAAATTTGTAAAAGGAACTACGGCGACAATTATCTGCACTCTCAAAGAAAAGCAGACTATTGAAAGCCCTTATTATTTATTTGTTTTTACGAACAGGGGAACGAATGATATTGTTACTTTTATCAAAGGTTATTTACTTGATGTATCGACGAATAAAGAAAGGTGGAATGAATTTACCATTCCGGTAAATACTCATTTCGGGAATTACAAAGAAGGGTGGTGGCGTTACGATATTTATGAGCAAACAAGCTCCACGAATGTAAACCCGGCGGGATTAGGGTTATTAGAAAGCGGATTGATGTTTTTAGATGACAATACAAACATAAGTTACACGCAATATTCACAAGACGTTAAATTTAAAATGTACGATGCATCCTAATATAAGTTTCATAAAATTCGCAGATGTAAAGCTGCCTGAAATGGTTGAGCTTCCCGGCAAAGGGTATGTGCAATTTGGTGAAGATAATCTTTACCCTAATATGCTTTTGGAGAAATTGAACAAAAGCAGTAAGCACAACGGGATTGTTTTGGGTAAGGTTAATTACATAATTGGCAATGGCATATCGTATAAAGACAATAGCCAGCAGGAGTTGGTGCCTAATAAGAATGAAACGATAAATGATTTACTCAAAAAGGTTTCAACGGATATTGAAATTTTTGGTGGTGTGTATCTTGAGCTTCATTATAACGCTCTGGGCAATGTTGGCGCAGTTTATCATATTCCTTACCACAAAGTGCGTACAAATAAGGACAATACGCAATATTACATTAAAGATTGGACGCAATCGGTAAGGGTGCAGCCGGAGGTTGTGGCGGCTTACAACCCTGCGGTGAAAGAGGGTAAGCAGATATTATTTTATAAGGAATATAGACCGGGATTAGAGTCTTATTCCTATCCGGGTTATATTGGCGCACTCAACTGGATTGAAATTGATATAGAACTTTCTAAGTACCATTTAAGCACTATCAAAAATGGTATGTTTAGCAGCAAGTTGATTAACTTCAATGAGGGCAAACCTTCGCCCGAAGAGCAGCAAGTTGTTGAGACTAAATTCAAAAAGAAATTTACAGGAAGCGAAAATGCGGGCGGTATTGTTTTGTCGTTTAGTGATGACCCTGCAAAAGCGCCGACCGTTTTAGATTTATCCAATACCGACCTTGACAAGCATTTCGATATTCTGAATAAGACAACGGAGCAGCAGATATTTGTCGGGCATCAAATTACAAGCCCAATTTTGTTTGGTATTAAAAGCGAAGGGCAATTAGGCGGGCGTACTGAAATGCGGGATGCTTATGAAATCTTTAAAAATACTTATATCAATGACAAACAGAGGGCGCTCGAAGCCTTGTTTACTGAGATTAGCGATTTGTTTGGGATGCAGGGCGAAATGGTGATTGCTCCGATTGAACCGATTGCCTTTGAATTTAGTGAAAATACGATAAAAGAATTTGCTCCGAAGGCGTGGATACTGGAAAAGCTGGGTATTGATTTGACAAAGTATCCGGAAGCCGTGCAACCCGCTGGGCAGCCGGTAGCAGCGCAACCGTCCGCAACTGTTAATGAGAATCTGAAAAATCTTACCGGAAGGCAATGGCAGGGCGTTAATCGTATTATCCGCAATTTTGAAAAAGGTCGTATCAATAAAGAGCAGGCTAAGTTATTGCTTAAATCTTCATTAGGTTTATCCGATGATGAAATTAATGTGATGCTATCTATTGATAACGATATGGAGTTTAACGCTCAGGATAATGATGAACTTTTGTTAGCTGAATTTGCGGCGCATGGAGAGAGCAAAGATAATTTTAATGTAATTGCATCCCGCCCCCGTTTCAATTTTCAGGAAGAGCTTACACAAAAGGAGGTTAATATTTTAGACCTTATAAAAAAGGATAAAAGGATTACTCCGGAAGTGATTGCAAAGGCTTTGAAAATGCCTGTTGATGAAGTTGCGGATATTATTAAGAGCCTTGCAGAAGGTGGGTTGATAGTTGCAGCCGTTAAAAAGATAGGCGTTGATGAAATCATTGAGCGCACTATGCCAGAGCCTTTGAGCGAGCTTACCAATAAAAAGCCCCGCACCTATGAGCAAAAGATAATGTATAGTTATGAAGGTCCCGAAGACAGCCGCAACCGTGATTTTTGCCGTAGACTTTTGGGGTTAAAAAAATTCTTTTCACGTGCCGATATTGAAACAATGAGCATGAGATTAGGTTACAGCGTATGGGATAGGCGTGGCGGTTGGTGGACTAAGCCGGATGGGCAACACTCCCCATCATGCCGTCATCGCTGGGTGCAAAATTTCGTTATTCGTAAAAAATAAAAAATGAGAGATACTTTATTCATAAGCCCTGAAAATATTTATGAGCGGACGCAAATCCATTCCAATATTGATAGCAAAATGATTGTGCCCGAAATAAAGGTTTGTCAGGATATGTATATTTTGCCCTTATTAGGCTCAGGACTTTACGAACGCTTGCAGGTTGGTATCGAAGGCAATAATCTAACAGTCGACGAAATTGCCCTGCTAAAAAGCTATGTGAGGGACTGCCTTATTTATTACGTGGTGGCGGAACTTACCGATACACTTACCCATCAATACTGGAATAAGGGCGTACTTAAAAAGACGAATGAAGGCAGCGAAAATGTAAGCATGAGCGAACTTATTGACTTAAAAAATAAGTTTAAAAGCCGTGCGGAATATTACGGTCAAAGGCTTGTAAAGTATTTAGTTGAGGAAAGCAATAACGCAAAGTTTCCTTTATATATCAATCCGGGAAGCCGTGCCGATACGGTAGTTCCAAAACGTGACGCATA